CGTATTAAGAACAAATGCCAATTCAGTTGGTACTGTGATGGTAAGAGTGACAAGCCTAAGAACAAGGAAGCTATCAAGCAAGCATTGACGGTTGCAAGTGGTGTATACAAGGGCAACCTAGATGACTTTGTTGAAGGTGCGACACACTACCATGCACACTATGTGAATCCTAGTTGGGCAGAGACAAAGACTTATGTAACAAGAATAGATGACCACATATTTTATAGATGGGATATAGAAAGGAGTAAGAAATGATAGAGGGTAACAGAAGAGGAGATATATCTGAACTACAAGTTGCTACTCATTACCTACAAAATGGATATGAAGTATTTAGAAATTTATGTAGTACAGGTTTAATAGATTTAGTAGTTGTTTGCCCTAAGACAAAAGAAATTTTCTTGTATGACGTAAAGACAATGACTGAATACAAAAGAGCAGATAATTTAATAAATATATATGCTAATCCTACATCAGAAGAACAAAGAAAGTTTGGTGTAGAAACTGTAGCTTTATATAAAAATAAAATATACACAGACCCAATTAGAATAAAGGAGAGATATAAAGATGAATAGATTTATTATAGAACAAACACCAAAAGAGATTGCTAAGTCTTTGTGTGACCAACACATAGTTAAGATGCCACTTGAAGAAGCACAGATGCTATGTACTGCCGTATGGCATCATAGACCTAGCTATGCAGAGGAGCATGGGTTGTACAAACCTGTACATCAAAAACATCCTTGTACACTATGGGCACAACGTAACAGGTCAAACTATACATTCGCATGGCAGTTGTATAACGAAATGCTAAAAGAATATACTAACAGGTATGGTAAAGTTCATGGTGCTAGTAAGCATAAAGATGTACTACTACAAGCTAGGTGGTTAATGCCTTATTCAAGAGCAGGTGGTATAACTAGACATCCACAATGTTTTAGTGGTCATGATGATTTAAAAACAAAAGAGTTTTTTCCCATACAAGCATATAGAAAATTCTACATAGTTGACAAGATGAGATTTGCTAGGTATAACTATACAACTAAACCACAATGGCTAGAAGGAGAAGTAGCATGAAAGTAGAAGACTTAATAATTAGTATTGCTAATGAACGTGATATGTGGAAAGAGAAAGCTATGAACATGGTAGAGAAAGAAACCTTTGATAAGGTTAAGAATGCTCTAGCTGAAGTGAATAGACAACCTACTGTAAAGGCTGAAGCATATGACATAGCATGGAAAGAGGTAGATAGGTGGAAGGCTAGAGCAGAGATGTGGAGAAAAGAATATGAGAAAGCTACATCTAAACAAGGTTGTAACTATGTATTCAGCGAGATACCTAATGATACAGATGGTCAAGAGTTTGTTGACACTATGAAGAAGTATCTCAATAAAGAATCATATAAGATGAGAGTAAGAGGACAACATATTAAACCTGAATTGAGAGGTACAGGTGCTACATATTGGGGTCAAGGCTTGAATGAGTCATCACATATGAGAATTTATATTGATGCAAAAAAGAAAGGAGAATGATATGGTACAAGTATTTTATACGACATTTGCTTTGTCACTTATGTATTTAGCATATGTTATATCAACTAAGTTTGTTATATAACTAATGCAGATATGGAAAACAAATCCTAATATGTTAGTTCCTTACTATCTTATGCACTCATATTTATATTATGTTATGAATGAACCTATCATTGAGGACACAGAATATGATGAGATATGTAGGGAACTAAAGGAGAAGTGGGATAGTGTCAATCATTACCACAAACACTTAATAGATAAGCAATCATTAGGTGCAGGAACAGGTTATCAATTACAATATAACAAAAGGATTGAGTGTGCATCAATTACTTTGTTAAACAAAAGTAAGGAGCATGAAAATGCAAATAAAAAATCTAGTAGATAAGTATTATTTATCTAGTGATTTCAATATGTTAACTGATAAAACTAAAGTAGATTATTCAAATTGTTTATCTATAATGTTGAACACTAAATTAGATGATAAGTTTATTTACACAACTAAAGTCAATAAATTGACAGGTGCAATGGCAAGACAATCATATGAAGTGTGGCTTAATCGTGGCATTTATATGGCTAATCACATTTGTGCTTCATCTAGAAAAGTATATTCATTTGGAATGGAGATGGGGTATGCAGAAACAAATCCATTTTCTACATTCAAGTGTAAGATAACTAAACCTAGAAAAGTTACATGGACAAAAGAACAGATTATGCAATTATTAGATTTCTGTTATGCAGATTTTCAATATAGAAGTCTAGGTTTAATTGTTCAGATGGCATATGAATGGTGTCAGAGAGTAGGAGATATGAGATTATTAGAGTTTAGTAGCATAGATTATGACAAAGGAGTGTTACATTTAGAGCAATCCAAGAGAGGTGCTACAGTTCATCTACCCATTAGCGATGATTTACTTGAAATGCTTGTACAACAGAAAGATGAATATGATTTTCAGAAATATGTTGCACCCTATCCTAAAGCTCTAAGAGGCTTTTACAAGCCCTATACGTTGACTAGGCTATCTATAGTAGCTAGGAGAGCAATGAAGCTCTGTGGGCTTCCTAATGAGCTTAGAATAGCTGATTTAAGACGGACAGGTACTACTGAAATGGTTGAAGCAGGAGTAAGTATGGGTCAAATAATGTCAGTTACAGGTCATGCTAATCCACAATCTGTGAAACCTTATATGAAAAATACTTTGGACTCTGCAAAAAATGCATTGACAATGCGAAAAAAGTATGATATAAGCACAGATAACGTGCCGAACAAAGAACTATATAACATATAAGTGGTATATTATAAATGAATATATATAATTATGTAAGTGACTTACAGTTAAGTGTTGGTGAAAGTAAAAGAATGAATTGTCCTAACTGTAATGGATATAAAACTTTTAGTGCTACCAATAATATGGGTAAGTTACTATGGAACTGTTATAAAATATCTTGTAGTATATCAGGTTCAGCACGTATCCACTTATCTGTGGATGATATAAGAGATGCCATTGACCCTAGTGTACTAGATGATGATGTAAGTAATTTTACTTTACCTGATTATGTTGTACAACACAATGACAGACCTAATGTATTATCATGGTGTAAGAAATGGAACATTGATACTGATAAAGTTGAATTGTTTTATGATGTAAAAGAGGATAGAGTTGTATTTCCTATTGTACATGGCACTAGAATGATTGATGCAACAGGTAGGTCACTAGGAAAAAAATTACCTAAGTGGAAAAGGTATGGAAAAAATAACTTGCCTTTTGTTTATGGACATGGTAATGTGGCAGTAGTTGTTGAGGATTGTGTTAGTGCTATCGCAGTAGGCAGTGAAGTATATGCAGGGGTAGCAGTGTTGGGTACATCATTAGCTGAATCACACAAGAGATACCTTTCACGATTCTCAACTGCTATCATAGCACTAGACCCTGATGCAGTACCCAAGACACTAGCATTCGCAAAAGAACTGAGAGGTTATGTGAATGATGTAAAAGTGCTACGAGTTAGAGACGATTTAAAATACAGGAGAGAAGAAGACTTTAATAATTTAACTAAACTAACCCCAAAGGAGTAACCAACATGGAATTATCACTAATAAGAAGTTTAATGGATAAAGAGTTTTATGAGGAGCATAGAGGAGCTAAGTGTCCTGATAGACTATTCAGTAAAGACGTAAGGAAGATTAAGAGTGCCATAGATAAAGCTATGGACAGGTATGAAAGAACAGTAACACCTGATGAGATTGAAGCATTGTTCATGTCTAATAATCCATCAATGACTACTGCACAGAAACAAGCATACTCTAGCTTGTTCAAACAAATAAAAAAGGAGATGCCACTTGGTACAGACATTGCACAAGAAGTGTTATCTAAACTGTTTCAGCAAGTTGTTGGCGAAGATATTGCTAATCTCGGCTTTGACTATGTTAATGGTTCTAAATCCACTCTTGAACCTCTTAGAAATGTTCTTGAGTTATATTCTGATGATTTTACTCCCAATCTAAAAGTAGAGTGGGATGACATAAGTGTTGAAACATTACTTGATAGAAATGATTTAGAAGCTAGATGGACATTTAATATACCTTGTCTAACTAGAAAGGTAGAGGGTGTCAATGCAGGACACTTGATTGAAGTAGGTGCTAGACCTAATACAGGTAAGACATCTTTTCATGCTAGTTTAATTGCTAGTCCAAATGGATTTGCTCAACAAGGTGCTAAGTGTATCATATTATGTAACGAGGAATCTGCACACAGAGTTGGTGCTAGATACTTAACATCAGCTACAGGTATGACAATGCATCAGATAAGGAAAGACCCAAGTAAAGCACGTGAACTGTATGAACCTGTAAAAAAGAATATACACATTAAGGATGCATCTAATCGTGACATGGCATGGGTTGAGAGCATATGTAAAGCATACAAGCCTGACATAGTTGTACTAGACATGGGAGATAAGTTTGCTAGGACAGGTGGCTTTGCAAGGACAGATGAAGCACTTAAAGCTAATGCCATTCATGCTAGACAGATAGCTAAACAACATGAGTGTGCAATCTTTTATATGTCACAACTATCTGCTGAAGCTGAAGGTAAAGTATATCTGAATCAAGCTATGATGGAAGGTAGTAGAACAGGTAAAGCTGCTGAAGCTGATTTAATGATTCTGATAGCTAAAGATACAGTTAAGAATCCTGATAAAGGAGAAGAGGAAAGTCCTGCTAGACATTTAAATATTGTCAAGAATAAATTATCAGGGTGGCATGGTGTTGAACATTGCGAATTGGATTATATAACTGCTAGATATCAATAAAATGGTTCAAGGAGAATTATTTGATACATCTTACAAAAAAATAACTAAGGGAACAGGTAAAGTATGTATCTACTGCAAAGAAGAAAAGCCTTTAGAATCATTTCAGACTCATTTAGGGTATAAAGACAAACTAGATATAAGATGTAAAAAATGTATACGAGAACAAGCTAGAGTTAGACAAGTTTTAAAGGAAAAAGCACCTCCTAAATCAAAAAAATGTGATTGTTGTGGACTTGAAACAGAAAAAATGGTATTAGACCATTGTCATGAAACTTTAAATTTTAGAGGTTGGCTATGTACCAATTGTAATATGGGCATAGGTAAATTAGGAGATGATATAAATGGTGTTAAAAAAGCACTTTATTATTTACAGAAATATGAAGAGGTATTAAATGAGAAGTAGTCCTATATATAGAGAAAGAGTTAGAAAGCATACAGAAGAACTTATGAAAGAGGGTTATGGATATGAATCTATAGTACAAGGTTATAGGTATGCATACACTAAAGACATGTTACCTGAGATACAAGAGGATATAGATTATTATAAAGAGGAAGCTAAAAGGAATGAAGAAGTTCCTTATTATAGAGAATGGTATGATAATAAAAATTTAAGAAAGGTAGTTAGATTAACAAAATTACAAGACTTGATAAAGCTAGGTCTTCACGTTGAGATACATGGGCATCCTAACTTTGGTATTGTTAAGGTTAATGAAAAATATGAGGTTGATTTAATTGATTGGTATTGGTCAGATATTTTTAAAAGCGAATATGAAAGTAATAAATACGACTTAAATACCTTTTTAAATAAATATGTTTTTGAGGAAAATTATAATGAAACTAACACTTGATGTAGAAAATACAGTTACCCACAGAGATGGTAAGCTACATCTTGACCCATTTGAACCTGACAATAGATTAGTCATGGTTGGATGTCTCACAGACAAAGGAGAGGAGTATCTATTCAGAGATAACTTTGATGGTGTTCAGGAATTACTAGACCAAGCTACAATACTTATAGGTCATAATATTGTACATGACTTACTGTGGCTATGGGAATGTGGATTAAAGTATGATGGTTCAGTCTTTGATACAATGTTAGGTGAATATGTTTTGCAGAGAGGTAATAAACAACCATTGTCTCTTGAAGCATGTGCTAACAGATATGATTTAGAGACTAAGAAACAAGATACTATGAAAGAATACTTTAAAAATAAAACACCTATTGATGAGATACCAAAGCAGGAGTTATCTGACTACTTATCTGCTGATTTAAAAGCAACACAAGAATTAGCAGATGTAATCTATAAGAAGTTATACACACAAGAGTATTCAGGATTAATGAATACAGTTGTACTAACAAATCGTGTGGCAGTTACATTAGCTAGAATATATCAGAATGGTTTTACAGTTGATATGAATAAGCTAAATGAAGTTAAAGAAGAGTTTCAAAGGGAGAAAGAAGAAACAGAGAAGAGGTTAAATCTGCAAGTTAAACAACTAATGGGTGATACACGTATTAATTTAAATAGTCCTGAGCAAATGTCTTGGGTTATTTATAGTAGAAAGCCTAAAGATAAAGTTGATTGGGCAAATACATTCTCCCCTTATATGGAAGTGGATGAATACAAAAAGAATGTAAAAAATAAATCAGATGTTGTATATAAGACTCAAGCACAGCAATGTGAAGGATGTCAAGGTACAGGTTATTACAGAAAGGTTAGGAAAGATGGAACACCTTACTCTAGACCTACCAAATGTGATAACTGTGATTCTGTTGGCTACATATTTGTACCTAGTAAATTGGTAGCAGGACTGAAGTTTACTGCTCCTAATGCTAAGTGGGTTAGTGCTAATGGTTTTACAGTTAATAAAACTAATTTGGTTACTCTACAAAATATAGCTAGAAAAAATAACTTACAAGAAGCACTAAGTTTCTTAACTGACTTACAAAGATTGTCAGCTTTAGATACATACCTATCATCTTTTGTTGAAGGTATTAATACACACACTAAACCTGATGGCAAACTACATGTTAGATTACTACAACACAGAACTGCTACAGGTAGATTCAGTGGTGCTGACCCTAA